TCGTCGCTGATTTGACTTAGGTACGCGTCCCTTGCCGGAGCGCTTTGCTGCTGCTGCTGCGCCGGCGCCGAATAGTTCTGGGTTGAAACTTGGGGACTGTAAGTCGGGGCTGCCGAAGGCGCCGACATTGGAGCCACCTGTGAAGCCCAATTGGCTTGCGAAATTGTTTGAGGTGTCGGTGTTACCTGGGTTTGGTATGCCGAGGGTGACGCCTGGACCTGGGATGGGCTGCTTGTATTCAGCGATGCGCTGAGGGCTTGGAACGCCTCCTGCCATGGGTTGCCCGCCGGGGCCGAAGCCTGGGCTGCCGGGGCTGGTGCCTGGTATTGAGGCATTTGCGGAACCTGGACCTGATAAGCCGGCGAGGCTTGGGGTTGGCTCATCGCGGGTTGGCTGACCGAGGGCTGCCCGACGCTTGTCGGCATCGCTGAGGGCTGGCTGATCGGTGTCGCTACTGCTTGGTTTGTACCTTCCACTGTAACTTAACTCCTTACGTAAAAATTCTAAAGATCTGTATAAGAACCCAGTGATATCTAGGTTCGGGTCAGACGCCAAAGGAAGTTCTGGTGTCTGAGGATGTGGCAACTGATAAAGTTGTCCAAGTAAACTAATAAATGATTGAATACTTTGCTGTGTTTGCTGGACCATTCGGAAGGGATAACCGCTTAACATAGCTGCTCTCTCTTCTTCAGTTTTGCCAGGGAAAAGATACTTCAGCGCTTCGATTGAATCGACACCGAGTTCTTGAAGGTTACGAACAACAATACTTTGATTGAGGATGTCGTCTGTATTTTCTTCAAACACTTGACCCATCCAACGCCATTCAACTTTCGATGAACCGTCGGGGATGAGACCTGTAACTCCTGGAGGCATTTCTCCTGAGTCAAGTGTAGCACGAATGGCTTCTTCTCTTTTAGCTGTAAACTTCTCCATCTGCTTCAGGAATTTCTCCTGGGCAGCTACAAACTGCTTCTCATCTTCGTACTCTTCTTGTAGTGGAATTACTGGTTCTTTCAATCCAATAGCCACTGCAAAGGAACGTCTGAAGAGTTCTTCTTCGTTCCTAACCATCATACTGAAAAGCTTACATAAGCCGTATGTAAATAGAGACTTTGCTTTCTTCTCAGCAGTTGCAGCTACACGTCCATAGAGGGTTTTAATCTCGTAGGCAGTAGAAGCTGTCTGAATGTCAAGATCGTCCACACCACCTAAGGCTAGACGTATCTCTTGTCTGTACTGCTTCACATAAAGGTTCTGGTCACCAGACACAGAGTCCGGCGTCAGGTATGACACACGGTCTGTTGGCTCAAGGTTTGCAATAACCCTTGGCACTTTAATTTGACCGTCTAAAGCAGAAGCACCACCAAAGGGTTCACTAACCCTGGTGCTCGGTCTGCCCATAGCAGCGAAGCCTGCTTGAGAGCTAATAGTTGCTTTGAAGTTTCCCTCTCCACCACTTTCTACAATGTCGTGTTTAGGGCGACTAGATACCAGTGTTGGGTTACCGAAGAACTTGAGGTTCTTACGTACGTTTCTAATTAGTTCATCATGGTAGAGAATCTGGTTTGATAGCCAATTAAACTCACCATTACCTGATCCGTCCCCAGTACAGTCCATGTGATTGAACACTTCAACTGCTGGGATGAAACCAAGACTGTTAGTTAGTGTTTCAGTTGCACCAACCTGTGACTGAAGCATTGGGTTATTCTGATTATCAAACTCAATCTTTTCATCTGAAATTGTTTGATCAATACGATCCTTGTAAACATGAAGCTTAATATGCTTCTTCTTACCGTTCTTCATATCTGCTGTTCCGTACTGATTAAAGTTATTAGCTTCATGTACGTTGAACGAGTAGATAAGCACTACGCTTTCTATTTGACTGTTCTGGTCTCTATAGCATCGGTAGCTATCTTTTGGAAAGAACAGGAGCTGATAACTGTCTCCAGCTGGACGGAAGTAAAATAGCCCTTGTCCATCACATAAGAAATAGTCAATGACGCTATCTAGCTTCATATCAAGCATGTTCTCTTCACATACTTTGCTAATGAATTCTTTTCTGTAGCCAAACGAGTCTTGCTCTGAATAGAACTCAACTCCTCGACGTAGCATAAACATCCTCATCTGAGAAAGATGGGAGGACACAATCATTGTGTCTACGCTGAGACCTCCATTACGTTCTTTAGCAGCTTGTAGGATTTGATCAAACTGCGAACTTACTGATGTATTCATTCTCTATTAGTACCTTATAGATTAAGTCTACTTCATTCTTTTGAGAAGGTCGTTATACATTGACTCGAAGTCAGGTTGCTCTACCTTGTCAGGTGCACTATTTTCGAAAGCAGGTGCCTTATAGTCCTTATGGTAGATGTCACCGTAAGTACTAATCTTGCCAGCCAGTGCTCTGTTATACGAATCATCAATTGACTTATTGATTTGAGTATTAATAGCACCTGTATCTACAACGCTGAGGTCGTCTGCTTGACTTTGTGAGTCTCGATTGATTTGATCAGCCGTGTCGTTGTAGTCCAATCCATTACTTGCGTTTTTCCAGTAGTTGACCCAAGCCTGACCACCTTTGTTGGAGTCGTTGGGATTCGGGTTCCTGGAATCCGCAATAGATAGTTTAGACATTATTGCGCCATATCCATCCTTGCCACCACCATTAATAGTTGTGGTTGAGGTGTTGCCCTCATAGAATGAACTGTTGTCATTGTTAATTGTTTGATTGATATTATTGTCATTGCCATTCACTACTGAAGAGTTCGAATTCACAGCTGATACAGCATTCTGACGATATCTTTCTGCGGACTCAGATTTATCTTCTTCTGGAGGCTTCTCCGCCTCTGGGGGTTTTGCATTGTTGCCACCACCACCACCACCATCACCGAAGTCAACACCGTGAAGGTCTGATAAATATGTCTTTGCATTATTGTTGAATTTAGCTTCGTTATTATCAACTAGTCCTTGATAGTAAGATGACATTTCTTCAGTAGTTTTACCATCACGACCGTGTCGCATTTCAGCTCTTACTTCTGCACCAGAATATCTACCACCCTGCTCAGAAGGATCCTGAAGACCTTTTTGTAAAGCGTTGTCGTACCACTCAGTACCTTTCCTTTCTTCTACTTTATCGCGATACTGCTTACTTGAATTAGCACGTTCCAGGGCATCACTTCTACTAGACATTGTTTAACTTACGAATCAAAGCTATCATTATTGTAACTAACTTGAAGGTTACCCCTTCTCAAAAGTCCTCCCATTGTTAATACCATCGAATCAACAGCATCATCATGTGAGGCATGTCCGAAGTTTAATAACTCTTCTTCTAGTACATCCCACTTACGCCATTTGTTCCATACAACCTTTTTATTCTCGTATAGACCAAGCACACCACGTAGACGTGCAAGCTTATCTCCTTTGAATCCTTTGACAGGTGAACAACTCAAGTTATACAAAGCACGCTGTTCAAACATAACTCGTTTAAAGTCTCCTTCAAATGATGTCTGGTAAGCAACTGCTTCTGGCCAAATTATGCAGGGAGACATTGTTGGGAAGAACTGCCCTTCATCATTCTCTTGCAGTATGTTCCAGTCAGACAGCATCTCGCAGAGAGTGTCCATCTTTTCTAAATTCCCCATTGTTCTATTACGCCTCTGGTCAATCATGTAGAGCTTCCCTTCCTTGATTCCACCGAGTGTCATGACTGTCCAGTCATTCTTCTCAGACAGACCACAGCTCAAGTCAATTCCTACTCCTAAGCAGTCATACTCTTCTGGTACAACACCTTTGATTATCAGCTCTGGTGATATACCAACGTCTGTAGATTTAACAGCGGTATTGAGGTACTGGTATGCGAATGCAACACGGTCCTCCATTTTTCGTTCGTTTAGATACTTCATAGACCAGAAATCTGGCCAATATGAACGTTGCCTTCCGTCAGCGTCTGTAATTACAGCCTTCTGTACTATCTGCTTCCAATTGTTCTTGGGTGTAAAGAGAGTTGCGTGAATATCGTCAAAGTGGAAGCGGGTTCCCAAACAGATAGCCCGTGCACCTTGGAACATCGTTGGTGCGATAACGTTAGACCAAGTTTGCTCCATCTCACGGCGAATGTCTGGGTTGTTGATTGAAGCGGCAGATTTGATAGGGTCATCAATAAGCACCAGCTGTGATCGTTTAGAGGTGATTGCACCTTTGAGACCACCACACGCAATTGTGAAAGCTTCTTCACCTGCTGTATCAATTCCCGCAAATTCATAATCAATTGACCAATACTCATCCGAACGTTTTATCTTTGAGAGTCTCACCATTGGGAAGACTTCTCTGTACTTATTACTTGTAAGAATACCTTTGATGGTTGCAGACTTAGCTCTACTAATGTCAACCATGTAGGCAATATATAGTATACGCAACATTTGCTTGGCAGCTGTATGACGACCAATCATCCATGCTGCAAATAGTCCTAGTACTGTAGATTTAGCGGAGCCTCGTGGTGCAAGGATTGCTGTATTAGGTCCACCGATACCCAGCAAGCATTCAGTATCTTTTCCTGTACATAGCTCTGCATGCCATTCCATCATGTGCTTTGCAGGAGCTTTTCCCATATATACGCAGAAGTCTTTGAAATCGTCTCTCGCTCTTAGTACTTCTTTTGATGGTGGTTTAACTGTTACTTTCGTAGCAGTCATTAATGCTGAACGTCTATAGGCTAATGAACTACTTGCTATTGCCATACTGTTAAACTTTTGTCTTTAGTCTAACTGTTAGTACCTTCCTTCGGCATATCTTTGAGCAACTCTATCTTCTGCTCTTGATTTGGCACGCATGATGATAGCCCTCTGCCTATCTTCTTCAAATGCAATACCCATTGCTTGTGCAATTGCTGCAGCTTCTTCTTCTCGGCTACTCATGAAAAACTTCTCTACACCTACTCCTGGAATAGATGGTAGGCGTTGCTCATAGTTCCCTTGTATCCGTATTTGTGCTGTACTCAAGTCTGGAGTATTAAGCAGCAGCTCTGGAAGTAGGAGCTCTAGGTCATCCATTGGTTACCTCTGAGTACAGCTTTGCCCATACTGCATTGATTGCATTTTCCATAGGCTCAGAAAACTGTGGGTCATCTTTAAAGATGGATGTCATCTCACGCATTACACGGTCAGCACCAGCAAGGATTAGGCCACGTTTATCTGTCGTTTTATTCATTCGGTCTGACGTTTCAATATGCGAGCGCAACTCTTTTTCAAGCGCCGCCAAACGCGCACAGCCATTATCACCTTTAATTTCACCAGACGTAATTGCC